AGATGATGGTACGGTGCGGTAGCTCCTCCATAAGGCTTAATCTCGCCGGCAGGCAGGTACTTTGATAAGTGTCGTTCGAACCAAGACATTAATCGTCGTCCTCGATAAATTGAATAATTAACAAAATCATTCTTAAATTCTTTCTCCTACTAGCGATTCTTGCCAATCTTACCTCCTCAAGAGACGGTCCAGTCGGTCGAGCCACTCTCTTGATCTTCCTTCTAATCGGAGCGGTCTTCTTTTCTACGTCCTTAAGCTTCTTAATCTCCTTTAAAATCTCACCTTTAACATCCTTCTTCGGCTTACGCCTAATGCTCTCCAAATAACTATCAAGCCCTGTAATCTGACCAGCGCCAGTGATGTTTGAATAGTGCGGTTTTAGGAAGAAACAAATAGTCACTAATCATCCACCAGTATGATGTCAAACCCCGCTGCCACTCCTGCGATATTGGTATCTGTATCCATCTGTATCTCTATGTCCGTCTTAGCAGCAAAGACCTCAGGCTCTATATACTCGTGATGGATATAAGATGTACCGTTTACGTCGATATTAGCCTTGTGTTTAAGCTGGAAGACTTGACCAAAAGGACGGGCAAGGATTTTGATCGTATGTGAAGAGTCCCGCTTGGCCCCTGCCGTTGAAGCGTACCAGCTTCGCATATAACCTGTCTTTCCATTCGGGATTGTATATACGGCCATCTCGGTCTGATTGTTCTCATCGTGGACTACTGCCCTAACGTCTGCTCCTACCTGCGGGACGCCTGCTGTGACGGTACCACCAGAGACGTAGACAAATACGTGTCCGGTAAAATCTGTTGAGTTGACATTTTTCATACGGAAGACCCTAGTAAGATACGTGTCTAGCTCTACGGGTGTGTTCCCAGCTAGTGTTTTGGTCTGCACTACAAGGTCGTAATTGGCATCTAACCCCTGTATCTCAACGTCCTGCGTGTCTCCCGCTGCTTCTGCCACAATATAATCTATGTCGGCTGTAGCTGAATAAGTGTACTGCATAGCCTCGTAGTCTTCATCGTCCTCTGCGCCATCCCAGACAGTTACAAAACCATCTGCTACATCAAAATCTGGAGCTGCTCCAAACTTATGAACAAAGCTGTGACCCGTGACTTCTCCCTTAGCTATAGCAAGACCCGACTCTGCCTCTGTAACTCTAAGGTTGTTAGACTCTGTGGCCGTAATGTTAACAAAGCCACCACCGTTTGCTTTAGCTGACAACACGCTCTTGACTAGTTCAGCATCATCCTCGTCCACAATAGAGTCTTGGATTCTGTGAGAGCTAGGTTTGGAGTTTGCTTTGAGTAGTGTCTGGAGTCTGAAGGCTGTCTGATTAACACCACCGTTCGTATATTTCACCCTCATGTACTGAGCATAAGGATTAATAGAGTAGTTTTTGGCCCCTCCTGCTGGAACAGTGTAAACATCATCATGATCCCAGTTAGTCCCGTCAGAGCTTTGTTCTATCACTAAGCCATCTGTGGCACTAGCTTGGTCAGAATAGGTGTTGATAAAGATAATTCCGTAGTCTGTAATGTCTATAGCTGTCCCTGTAAAGGTAGAGCCTGACGTTAGAGGCGTTGCTGTTGAGTTAGTGGAATCCACTAGCCCTGCCGGTAGCTCAGGCTGAACGGCCTCGTCAACAATCATGTGTTGGACCAGTCCGCTTCCGTCGTCCGTGACCTTTACGTCATAGGAAGGAAGTACATTATTATCAACTTGTTGCTCAGCCATTAACTTTCTCCGTCATCTACGTCCATACTCTCAAAAACTGCGTTTCCTTCGTTATCAATCTGGGCCTTTCCAACCTTACGGCTTGCCTTCTTCTGACCCTCGACCACAACATTTACCGGAGGAGAGTTGACTGTAATGTTAGGAGGTGGAAGAGCTTTCTGCTCCTGAATCTTCTCACCCTGCATCTGCTGAGTGCCGGCCATAATTTCCAAGGTTCGACTATCAGCCTCTCTGGCAAGTCTTATCTCTTCCATCTTAGATTCCGCAGCTTGCATACCAGCCTTAAACTCTTCAATCTTCACGGACTGAGCCTCAAGACCGACTCTCTGCTGCTCGATCTGCATCATAAACTGCTGCAGTTGAGCTTCCATACCAACCTTAAACTGCTCAACCTGGACATTAATCTGGTCCATTTCTTGCTTATGAACTTGCTTCTGAGTATCAAGTTGAAATTTAGCCTGTTTAATCTGAAAGTCTGCTTGGTCCTTTTGAGCCTTGGATTGAGCCTCAAACTCCTTAATCTGATTTTGATGCTGCTTGACCTCAATCTTCATCTGCTCATAATCAGGTGGCGGCGGTGGCGGCTCCTTGCTCTTCTCTATCAGTCCGTCAATGGCTCGTCTAATGCCCTCTTCAAACTTATCGCCAGGACTTAAACTCTCGAGCGACATAAGGAGAGCTTGTAAACCTACCTGGGCAAATTCCGGACTGGTCTCAACCATTTGAGCAACCTTATCCAGTCCTTGAGTAAGAGTTTGAACGGCAATGGAGGTCTTATCCGCCTTTAATTGCTCATCGATAAAACTAAGAGAGTCCGTCTCAATATCGATCCGGATAAATCTGGCCCTATCACTCCTTAGAAGCTCCAGCTGTGACTCAAAGCTTGCCTGTTGATCCTCGTTCATGAACTGAAAGCCACATATCTCAGCCAGGGTTTCGGTCGTAAAAGTGCCCAGCGCCAGGTCAATCATCATTTCGATCGAATCTCTGGCCAATTGCTGGACTAACTTTTTGTTATATTTAAATCTGTCATGCGCTGCACTGCTCTTTAACTTCTGAGCTGTCGCAGTCTCAATCGGGTCTGTGGCTCCTCTTAGAATGTCCGGAACACCAAACCATTCGAAAAATTCATTCTTAAACTTCTCCTGAAGTCCACTAAGTTCACTAATGGACTCAACTAGCTCTCGAAGCGGAATGAACATTATCATATTATCCAAACCACCCTTATCAATAATGGTCTGAATATTCTTGTGAATTATGTACTCCTTACCTTCAGGAGCGTTAAGTAATAAAAGTAACTCCTCATCGCCATCAACAATCGCTCGTCTGCGAATAGCACTGATTAGGTTTATAACCTTGTTTTGAGCCTTATGAAGCTCTTTAATGATCGGTTCTAATTGAACGTACGACGGTGTAGGGAACAGTGTTTTAGATGGCTTCGAACTGATAATAAAACTAGGGCTCGGGAAGAATCCTTTAAGCTTATAAGGATCGTCCGCTATCTTTAGAAAACCATCATACTGATTGCTGTACCAATAGACCTTCTTTGAGCTTTCGCACCAACACTCCCAACCTTCAACAAACTCCCCAATAATCTGGACACTGTTTTTTCCTTCCTCATCGTCTCCGTAATCTCGCTTTTCTCCAGGATCACCCTCAGTGCCCTTGGCCCAATTAATCTTCTCAACAACGTCATCATCAAAAGCCTCTTCAGCCTGTTTACGAGTAAGGAGAAAATAATAGCCCTTCTCTGTAATCTCCTCTTCATTCTTCGCATGTGGGGTATGGATACATTCATCATATAATGCCGGCTTAAGCTTAACTACTTGATTTATTGGAACAATATTAACGCCAAAGAATCCTTCCTCAGTCTCCTCAGTCTCGCCATCATAAGGCTGACCGTCAGCCGTCACAAACTTCGCCTGCTCATCGAGAAATAACGGAAACGTATCCCTCCTCTCATCAGCCTCGTAGAGTACTTGCGCTGTCGCCTTATCCCCATGGATAAAATCCATCACAGCTGAGCTCATAACATTGTCGAAATCACAATCCTTTATCAGAAAATCGCCCAACCTCTCCGTAATCAGAACTGCAGTTAAAGACTCTTCATCGTCAATTCCAAATTCTCTGCGGATATTTAACTTCGGAGTTCTTGAGTAGTATGCCGGCTCCAGCGTCTTGCAGCTCGACCAGTAGATCGGATAACTTCTGGCGTTCTGGATACCAGAATTTGCGGCGTCCCCACTGATGCCAGCATTCTCATACTCCTCCCAAGCTTTCTTAGTGCTCTCCCTATGCGTCTTCTGACCCTTTCTGGCCATCGTAATCCAACGCTTCCAGTAAGTAGGACTATCCGTCCCCCCTTTACCTGTGTCCACTGCTTCGACTTCGTTTGTTTTAATATCTGCCATGCTGAGAATCCTGTCGTTTTAACTGCTTTAAAATCTGCGCCGGACACATCGTCTGTCTTGACTTAAACTTATACGGCATATCTTCCCTTTTCGCATCAATCACGATCGGTCTGGTCGTGCAGGCCAATCTGACCGCATCAGACGTGTGAGTAGCTTCACCATCCTCTGCAGCATCTTCCGGATTAGTTTTAGAGTGCCCAAGGCTCGGAAGATAGTCTCGAGTAAATACGCAATCTTCAGAGAAATATATGAGCGGAGCTCCATCTTTTCCTATAAGTCTATCACGAACTTGTGTCCACCCTGTTATTCTAGCACAGTTTCCCTGAACCAAAGGACACCCATTCTCAGCGAAGACATCAGAGATATTATACTTCTTACCGTTCCTGCTCATTCCACGGTCCTGAAAAGGTAAAGAATCAGTCACAACTAACCCGCACGTCTCCTCAAGAGTCCTGTCCACAATCCCCCTCGCTATCTCCGGATTCCGGAGTTGCAGCCCTTTTGCGAAATTCTCAGGCTTACAACCGTACCACTCCCTGTAAGCAACCAATGCACCCCTCGGAAACCACCTCTTCTTCCCAATCTCATCAAGAAACTCCACTCCGTCCGAAACGCCCCACCATAATGCAGCAAAAGGCTCGCTGGACCCCCAATCAAACGTCATAAACTTGAACCAATGCTTCGGAGGTAAAAAGTTGGGCGTAGTATGCTTAACATCGTCATACTGAGGGAAATAATCACCAATAGGAGCATCCCAATTACCCTCCAATAGCGCATCAGCCATATTCTCATCGTCAAGTCCCTGAATCCTCGCAAATGTAGCTTCCTTAGACTCACTAGGATTATCATCCACCCTCGCCGGAATATACTGCCGTAAAAATCCCCCGTCTTTCACAGGAGCCTTAAATATCGTCCCTGGAGGAGCAGCCTTTACAAAATTCCGCCTGAAATACCCCATCGACACCCCAATAGGGTTTGCGGTATAGATAATCTTGGGAAACATCCCCTTCAGCTCGGGAGGAAGCTTGGCCTTCATTTCTTCCGTAGAAGTCACCCAGCCTCTTACAAACCGTATATGACGTTCCAGTATCTGACAAGCCTCCTCGAACACAAGAACATCCTTCGGGATACCCTGGTTTTTCTCCATTGCATCCTCTGTGCTGCAATGACTTAGCGTAATTAACGAACCAGTCTGCGTCCATCTGATAGCATCCTTCGTAATAACAACCAACTTCGCATCAACATAAGGTTGAAGCATCGATCTAAACGAGTTCGGCCCTTCCATGTGATTCTTAATCACATCATCATAATACTTTCTCAAAACTAAACACTGCAACCCAGGAACCCAGGTGCACCAAAGAATTAACGCTACTCTCGTAAAATGGCTCTTCCCGCCCCTAGTCGCTCCGCCAAAAAGAATCTCAGTCGCAGGAGACGATAGGGCTTCTAGCTGCTTAGGATGTAACTTAAAATTTAGATCTATGCTCTTATCACTCATTGTCATAGTCTATCTCCTCATACTCCTCATCCTCCGATGCGGCCACATCAATAATATCCGATTCGGTGTCAGGTGGCGGCAAAGCACTTTTCGGCGTCCCAAACCCCTCAATCGTAATCTTCGGCACCAAATCTATGCTTCCACTGTGCCGGACCTCCGTAGTTTCCGCCCAGCCCATCCTCGCCTTCGTCCAATATATCTGAGCTACCACATTATTGTGGTGGACCGCATTCTTATATAAGCCATTCACCACATTTATGTCCTGCTCGACCCCGGCTACCTCAATCTCGTCCGCCAATTCCTCCTCATACGTCTTTACCGAACATTTCAACGCTTTAGCTATCAAATGCTTCTTAACTCCCGCAATATTCGCTAAAATCACAAGTTTTCGCTCATGATCCGTAAATTCTCTCGTATAAGTCCCCTCCTTAAACGTTTTAGCATGGAATTTTAAGGGTTTGAACTCTACTTTAGGGCTTTTGACAACCCCTTTTTGTGAATATTTCGTATTTTTTCGACCCATGACTTAATTATATTTTGTATTACGAGAATTGGCAAGGTTTAGGAAAAAAGGAGGAAAAAGGGACTCCCGACAGGAAGAAGGAAGAGGAGGAGGAGGAGGAGGATCGAAAAAAGACGATCGAAAAAGAAGGCCTAAAGGCCCGGTGAGGTAAGGGGCGCCGCGCAGACAGGTACCTATGTTTCGGAAAAGTATCTACAGGCCTGGAGCCTCCTTCTGGCCGATCGGGAGTCCCGCTATCATGGGCAATAGTATTACTATCGGTAATAGAGGTACCCCCCTCGCCGATAGGCCGCTATTATAAATGATAGCATTACTATCAAGATGGGGGGCGGGAGTATCATTGATAGATGTACTATCGCCTTCGGCTGCATTACTATCAAGGTCGATCGGATCGCGAGGGTGATAAGATGTAAAGCTATCAATGATAGTAATGCTATCACGATCGATAGGCCGATGGGGATAGGTGATAGTACTGACCGAACGTCAGTAGTACTACGCTGTTCCACGTGGAACATTGGGGCCGACGAGGCCTTGGTGTTTTGCTCAGTAGAACAGCGTCTCATTCGGTACTATGCAAATTTTGCGTAGCTGGCGAAATAGCGAAGCATCAACTGTCGTTCTAATAATAAAGTGTAATACAATTAATGATATAAAGTTAGGCCCGCCTAACACTCTCGTATGTAATACAAAAAAGCTTGTGTAGATACTGAGAGTCGACGATACTATAATTGTAAGCAGTAAAGAAAATGTAATACACTTTATTAACGGATATGATATGAATAATAAACCCACAATAGTTCACACCTACACTTTCTATTCCGACCCCGGGCATGCATGGCTTCAAGTGCCATTAGATGAGATTGAGAGACTAGCTGTTGGGAAAAAGATATCCAACTATAGCTATAGAAATGCCTACTATGCTTTCCTCGAGGAAGACTGTGACGCTAGTGTTTTTCTAGATGCCTTGACTGCTGCTGGCGAGGGATACGATTTTAAAGAAGTACATCACGATGAAGACTCTGTTATTCGGGAATATCATCGTTGGGGTCCTTCCTGTTTAAAAACTGAACCGAGGCAACGATGAACATCTACCTAGGATATTTTATCGCGGTCATTCTTTGGCTGTATCTAGAACGCTATTCTAATAATGCATTAAAAAATTTAACGGATAAAAAATGAATAAGAAACTACCGGTCATTCAAGCTAAAATATCTCCCGGCAATACCAAGACAGGACGTATTCCAGCCGTTAGTCTTGCTCCGTGCGTCACGTGCCCTGATGATGCTCCGTGCCGTAGTAATTGTTATGCAATGAAAGCTTACAGGATGTATCCACAAACCAAAGCCGCTTGGAATCACAATACTAAAGCTTGTAATAAAACTCCATATCAATACTTCGAAAGTATTCAGAATTACTTGCTTAAGAAGAAACCTAAGTTCTTCCGATGGCACGTGTCGGGAGATAGTCCTGATGAGAGGTATTTTGAGCATCTGAGATATGTAGCGCTAATGACTCCGGATACTGAACATTTAATTTTCACCAAACGTTACAAGTTTAACTATCGCAATCTACCTAGCAATCTACACGTAGTTTTTAGCATGTGGAATAAATACGGCAATACTCGTAAAAAAATGCCGCGTGCCTGGATGCGCGATCCCAAGAATCCAGACCCGAGAATCCCTAACGATGCTATCGAATGCCCCGGCAATTGTGAATCGTGCGGTATGTGTTGGAGTCTTGATAAAATCGGTAAAGACGTTGTTTTTAACAAACACTAACGGAGTTATGAAATGATAGAACTAACGGAATTAATCACTGAACTAGACGTCCTTCCCGCTAAAATCCGGGTCGATGGATACTTGTACAAGCATTTAAAAAGCTTAACGGAGTATCTGCAACACGAATATTATGATTACGTCGAACAAGACAAACCGGAGAATCACATCTGGCACGATATCTCAGAATTGGAAATGCTACTTTGTGAAATAGAACATCATATTAAATCAGGAAAGGGAGTCAATTAAAATGCCTAAAGGATATTTAGAAAAACTCGATAAGGATACAAAGATATGGAATCCTGTTTTTAAAACTAATACTCAAGATCGGAAATATCTAGAACAGTATGGTCCTCAACTGCCTACCACGAAAGTATATAACTACTGCTCTGCTAATATTAGAATTAAGTATGTTAGCAGTAAAGAGTTTGATGCTATCGAGGCTAAAGCTAATAATTAATATTTTTTTACCCTATAACTAACGGAGTTATAAAAATGCCTATTATCAGAAACAGAAACGACGTGTCGCTAGATCAAACAACCGTTGAGGCCTTAGGCCGTTTGCTTGTATCAAATAATCGGAATCGCCGTCGATTAAGCAATGCCTTACGAAATATTGCCAAGCGCGACGAGAATCCACAAGGTGAAGCTAGATTAAAAAAAGCGCTCGCTAACCTACATTAAAAAACATCTTCGCCTCGTCCATATTCAGGCCCTTAGGTTTTACAATCTAAGGGCCTTTTGCTTGCCCGATGCGACCACAATAATCATCTGCGAGAGAGACCCCATAACCCTGTGACGTGACGAAACGTGCCCTATACTCTCTGTATATAACCCCCATATACCCTATATACCCTATATACCTATAC